TGTACTTTGCTAATGTTGTTCGCTGTATTGTGCTAATAGTTCTTTTAGCTAATTCTCTAACACCTGGCCCTGTTGCAACTTTATCAGTATTGTGACAATGATGCCATTCTCCCCACTTTGCGTCTGGCATGCTGTTATATAAACTAGAATCATATGGATTAGGTAAACGCATATAAGGATAGTATATGTTATCTAAGTGGGTCTTTTTTTGATACTGTCCAGTTTTATTACGATCAAATCGTTCGTTGTCGGACTTATGTTGCCCAAAGTAACCCCAACTGTTAGTGCCTTGCCATGTACTTTTAACAGCACCTTGAGTATATGCAGTACTGTGTCCTTCAACACATGCGGCTGTTGGCGGATTTATAAGGTCGCTGTCAACTACAGCACCAGTAAACTCAATAATTGCTTGCCATAAAACTGCTGTTGTTTGTGTATCTGCTCTAGTAACAGTAGAATCTGGTCTAATAAATATAGTAACATATTCGCCTAAACTACATTTCACAGCTGAACTTATAAAACCAATACCTGATACACCAATATCATGTTGTAACCACTTTGCTCTATTGTCGGCGTGATCAGACTTTTTAGTACTATCTAAGTCTGTATCGCCACTAAACTGTAACATTCCTGTGGTTGTGTTTATATGGTTTGCCGATACTCGTTGATCGCTTTCTGATGCAACTGGTCCCGGATTTGAACTAGCATCAAAAGCCCAATCTTCTCTGCTTTGGCGTTGGCTTATTAAATTAGAGTCTACAATATCATTACGCTTTAAGTTTGTGTTGCCAATAAAGTCTACACCGTATTGTGATACTTGATCGCCTTTTGTTCCTCTAGCGTCTCCAGATACTTGAGTACTTGCTAGTACTCTTGCGTTCATCCACCAATTCAGCTCTTTTGTTGGTCGCTTATTAGCACCATTAGGATTCTTTACCCAGCCACCGTTAGATACACCAGTCTCAGCACCAGTGAAAGGATTAATTACAGAGTCATCGACTAATCCAGCTTTGCCTTCTGTAGCATAAAAGTATGGTTCGGTGTTTTGCACCATTACTACACTTCCGTGTTCTAATTGTGTGGAACTTTCTAAGAAGTCAAAGAACACTCTAATAGAATTGTTTCCTGAAATATTTACATTTACATATTGCCAGTTACTGGTGTCAAATTTGTCTGCGTATGTACCTGCAGAAGTACCTGCAGAAAAGTCAAACGACTCATTGTCTGTATATGTTACACTACCGGTTTGGTCAATACCAACGTCTGCCGCTTCTTCTTTAGTTAATACTATGTCTTCACCTCTGCGTTGAGCATTAGTGTTATCAATAATTGCATACTCTAGCTGACCTAGTTCAGCCGCACAAGAACTTGAATCATTAGCAGGTGATGTAAGTTCTGGTAGTGTTGCACAAGGTCCTGGTAAGCCAGCTAAGAACTCACCGTTTAACATTGGCCCTAGTGGTGTAGTGGGAATTGTATGGGCATTAGTTGTACCAGGTGCTAACTGTCCTGTTTTTCCTACGTTAACTTCACCATCAGCAATTTGGTCACCTATACCTAATTCAACAGTTACACCTTCGTCATCACTGTCTGTACTTCCGCCTGCTACAGTAGTAGGTCTAAATAAATCTAAAATACTATCTTCATTATAATCTGTTGGCAACCTATCAGCAATAGTGTTATTCCATCCTCTGCCTGCCCAACCTGTATCTGGTATTAGTCTGCTAGTATGTGCATTGCCAGGAAGTTCAGTAAGTCTAATATATTTTACCCTAGTTACTGTACCTGTGTAATTAGATAATACAGGGGTCGGTTGACCTGCGGCATTAAGTATGCTATAATTCCAACTTGTGAGCTGGTTTGTATATACATGTTCTTCGGTCCAGAAACAAGCAACAAATAATTCTTCAGGGCGTATACCTGTAATACCTATATCTTCATTAGTTGAAGTTACATATTCTGGTAATGTTATAGTTCCTGGCACCCTACCTAATATCTCTGCTTCTTCTTCAGATATTATGTTACCGTCGGTGTCTGTAAATATTTCAATTTTATAAGCAACTGCTTCTGGACTCACAGTAAATTTCTTACTGTACATAAATCTAGGCATTAATCCGCTGTATGGTGTTTTGTCTGTCTCGACATAACTTGCTACATCTGGATAATCAGTTGGTAAATGTGTATCATTTAGAGTATAGTAACCTCTACCATAACCGAATACTGTGTCTCCACCATTAACACCAGGTAAGTACCCTGGTCCTTCAGGTCCATCTGATGGCTTCCACATATTTGGTTTAAGCCCTGGTGTCCACATAAAGAATTTGTTATGACCTGTGTCACTAACTGTAACAGTATTGCCTGTAATTTTTAATCCTGAAATAGCATTAATATTTGCTACAGGATCTGAATTGTTGCCGCCTGTAACTGCAAATGGTTCTTCTATAGTTTGTAAACCAATAAATGCGGCTGGCTCAACTGGAGGTAAATTAACTACACTAACAGTTGATTCTACTCTCATAGGATCTAGTCTATTAGTAATTCTGTTACTAGCATCCACAGTTGGTGTAATGCCGTTTATGTAATAATATTCAGTTCGTTTGTAGTTACCAAAACTGCTCCATAAATTAACAGTTCCGTAATAGTCTATTGGTGAGTCAACTATCTCTGGATTAATTTTATCAACTAGTATGTAATAGACGTCACCGTTTGCCGAACCTGCACCATCGTTTTGTACAGCTTCGTAAACTTCAAATAAGTTTAGTTCACTAACAGCTAATCTAAATGTCGGTATAGTAACAGTACTTGAATTAGCAAGTGTTTTAGTAACTGTAGATAACATGTTATAGCTAATACGTTTTGTACCTGGCGCTGTAGCTGATACTGAGTTGTTAGTTGGTATTACATTTAGTAATAAATTTGCGTTATTTTCTGCTGTAGCATCTGCAAAGTATCCGCTTAATGTAGTAGAACTTGTATTGCCAACTAGCTCGGCCCAACGTGCCACTTCGAATACTGTGTTGTTTGACATAGTAATGTCGGCACTTGCTTTATAACTCTTAGAGTTGTGACTAACAATAGCGCCAGACCAGTATGCTATATTTTCTAATGGATCTGAGCTAACTGTAAATCCTACAGACGCTTCCCACGTTGTATATTGTGCTACTGTCTGTGCTTGGTGGTTAGACGGCACAGCTGATTTATTACTATTCGCACTCGGGGTAGTAGTTTCTTGTGTTGAGGAATATGCTCTATATTTTCCTAATGGTGCATTCCAAATATAGTATATTAATGTATCTGGATCAGTATATGCTAATCCATGAATTGGCCCACTATTAAGTGGTCCTGGATTAAACTCGTTATCAATAACATTTTCGCCTGCACTTGCATACGAAATACTCTTTTCAGATACTAATGCTCCGCCACTTATTTCGTTAACTAAAGATGGATCATTAATGTATGCTCCGTAGTTACTAATGTACTTAGAAGATAATCCGTTAAACACCGTTGTGTCTGGATTATTCATTATAACAAATCCAACTTCTGAACCTCTATCTTTTTGTCTTACATGTTCTCTTCTTAAACCAATTGCTCTGTTAATAGAACTTTCAACTGCTTTAGCACTATTAATGTTGTCAATTTTAAAGGTGCTACCGTTAACATTTACTTCGTCAAATCCAAGTGTTGTAACCAGAGGGTATCTGTCCGAGTCTCTACCACGTTGTCTTGCAACTGATATTCCAACCGGTGGATAAGTGTTAGCTGGTGTTACTGCTGGCAAGGCGTCTGTATGAATTTTTATTTTTGCGCCTTCTGATCTAACAAACTGTGGTGGAACAATATTGCTGTTAGCACTATATGTTACAATTATCTCATTTAGTTTTGGATCATTTGTAACGTCTACAACGTTTGTTGCTGTAGCACTATTAGTACCGTCGTATGCTGTTGCACCTGTTAACGTTGCTATTTTATGTTCGTAGTATGTTGCTGTTCCTGTTATAGGTGCCCATCTTCCGCCTATGTTAATAGTGTTAGGCGTTAATGAATCTATAATATAAGTTTTGTTATATGCTTTAGGGTCAGCAAAATGTACTGCTATAGATTTGTTTGATGACGCATATATTGGAGAGATTCCGTGAGGAGCCACTGTTTTAATTTGTATGCCATCACCGTAAATTGAACCTGATGAGAACCCAGGTATATATGGTGCTTTGATTATAACATTGTCTGTGTCTATAACAGTATCAATATTGTATGCACCACTAAATGTATTTGTAAATACTCTAATAGTATCACCGACTGTAAGACAGTGATTTGCAATTGTTAGTTTAGATTTATTTAAATGCCTAATAGTAACATTTTGAGAATACCCAATTGTTGAGCCTGATGTAATGTCTTCAAACTCAAATCTTCTATAACCAGTGTCTGTTACTGTGAAGTGAGTTGCACCATTAGGGGTAAACGTTGTTACTACTTTTGCTTCGTAACCTATGTTTTTTAAGTTTGTGATTACGTTTGCTACACCAAAAGCAGGATGCTGTAAAATAAAAGTTCCTGTAGTTGTGTTGTACGATATTAATTTAAATCTACGATTTTGTATAACTTTTATAGCATCATATGTTGCTTGTTCACTTACGGTTCTCGGGGTAGTTATTTTAAATGCTAAACTATCTTTCATGTCGCTTAAGAATCGAATACCAACTTTAGTTGCATTATTGCTAGCCGCGGCATATAGTTTTGCTATTGGTGATGTAGCTGGTGTTGTTTTAGTTGCTGTTGCTGTTGCATTGCCACTAACTGTTACTGCAACTGATGTAGCACTATAACCACTACCTCTGTTGTACATAACAATACTGTCAACTAATGCATTTAGTGTTGATGTTAGTAACGCTGTTACAGTTGCATCACCTTGTACAGTAATTGTTGGTGCTGTTGTATATCCTGCACCTGCATTTGTTACTGTTACTGCTGTAATAGTTCCATCAGAATTAATTGTAGCTGTTGCTGTTGCAACATTTGCCAATCCGAATGTTGGACTACTTGAATCTGGGTCAGTATTTTCTGGGTCGCTAATTATTAATATTGGTGCCGCATATCCTAAACCACCGTTACCTATTGTAACTGCTGTGCTTATAGGACCAATAATTGTTGCTAGTGCTGATGCAGTATCGCTTGTAGGACTAGCTGTAAGTGTAACTGTTGGAGCACTAGCATAACCAGAACCTCCACTGCTAACTGTGATACTCTCGACCCTAATTGGATCTACAACAACTTGATTTGTTCCACCAGCAGTAAGTGTCGCAGGATTCTGAGTTTCTATACCAACATTGTCTACTAACTGAAATGCGTCTAAATTGCTTATGCTTGTTATGTCACCAGTTGCTACAACTTTATCACTCTTGTTTATAGGGGTTAACGTAACACCATTAATAATTTTACCTAAGTGAGGATTAACTGCTGTAATTGTTTTGCTTACTTGAGGCCCAATACTTTCAATACGAGCCTGAATCATTTGCGGAGCACTAAAGTCTGTAATCTGAGATTGTTTTTCTTGTACTACATTTTCGTTAGTCCACACAACCACTTGATTGTTTATGTTTGCATTGTCTAGAGACAAGTAGTAATCTAAATACTTGCCAGAATCTGTTGTACCAATTTCATTGGTATCTAAGTAGTTAAATAAACTGTCATTAGTTAGTAATGATACTTTCCCGCCTGCATTTCTTTTTAGGTAGTGAACTGATGCGTCTGTTGGCGTTAGTTTATAAACATTCCAGTCGTTATCTTCACTGTATGCAATATGTACTAAGTCGTTTGTTGTAGGCTTAAATATTAAATCACTGCTGTATAGCTCTGGCAGACTAGCGATATCAAATGACTGGAAGGTAACATTACCCTTGTTCACATAACCAGCATTTTTAATGGTAGCATACTTAGGATCTGTTAAACCAGATGCATTAACTAATTTAGTTGTTGGCCACAAGTTGTTTTCTTTAACACCTGTAGGCTTTTTAATAAACCTTGTTGAGTCATCAATATCAATTAATATTGTGTCATCGTTTTTATCGTCGGCTGTAACTGCGTAGTTTCTTTTAGTTCCCATTCTAACAGCAATACCGTCTTGTGCTGTTACTTTAATGTTTAATACAGCACCAGGTATATCAGTTTTCAATGATGTAGCTAGTGTTACTGTTGGATCTTCTATAACCTTAATTACAGTTCCACTTGCAATAACTTTAACTATTTGCTGTTGCTTACCATCAGCATCTGCTGTAGTAGGTGGATTCATGATAGTTGACTTAACACTCTCCGGAAGTCTCTTAACATCTGGGAATGTAACACTGGCACCATTTGCGGCAATAGTAAACATTGTTCCGTTTACTGTTGTGTACTGCTGATCAGCAGTACTAGAATTATTGTCGTGATCACCGAATGCTAATGAGTTGTGATTGTTACTTATTAACACATTGCCGATATATAAATCAACAAACTTATAGTTACCGTCTTCGCCAACTTCTAGATTGTTTGTATCAATCGCCGTGCTTAATGTAATTGTAAAACTGTTGTTTTGTTCTGGGTATACAATAACACCATCTGCTCTAGTGGCAGTAGTATCTAAACTTGGATACGTTGCTGTTGTTGTTACAGAACTAATGCTACCTGAATCATATGTAAAATATGAAGAAGCAACCGCTGTACCGTCTATTGTTACGGCTACATCGTTAATTGTTGTTTGCGTAGTTGAACCAGCCATTGCACTTGATACTGCATATCTTTGTATAGGTTGGTAATGTACATTGGCATTAGAATTATCAGTACCAAAGTTGTCTGCATTGTCTAAGTAAAAATCTTTACCGGCAAATATTGCAGTATATTTTGTTACTGTTGAACTTCCACTAATAACTTCTGATGGTACTAAACTAACTTTTACATTAGCATTAATGGCTAAGTTATCATTAATCGCTGTTAGTACATTTGCTGTAGTAATAGCACTTCCACCATTTGTTACTGTAATTACTTGTGCGGTATTTGAACTTAACGCATCAGCAATAGTAATTGATGCAGTTGTTTGTGTAAAGTCAAAGTAGTTGCTTATAGGTGCAATAGTTTTATTAATTGTTGAACTACCTGAACTAAGTACTATATTACTTGCTAGTACTTTTGCAGTAGGTATTGCCCCGTAACCACTTCCTGAGTTTGTAACAGTTATTTTTTGTAGTTTACTTGTTGCTGTATCTAGTGTTGCTGTAGCTGTTGCTTGTACTCCACCTATTCCTGGTCCGGAGATTTCAATACTAGGCACAATGTTATATGCATAAGTGGCATCTACAACATCGACTCTTTCAACAATGTTAGTAACATTTTCTGGAAAGTCTAAAGTAATTAATTGCGGGTCTTGAGTTATTTCTGTTTTAACAAGTTTTAGCTCAATGCTTTGATCATTTTCAGTGTCGCCGAAGTCGCCCACTCTAAGAGCCCATTCATCAAATATGCTAACGTTACCTGATACTACTGCACTACTTCTAGCAATTCTTCCTAAACTTTCTTTAGTACCTTTGCCTTGTATCATGCCTCTGTAGAAATCAAACTGCTCATCATCTTGAATATCAAGTTCAGTTAAGTAGTCCCGTTCAGTGTAACCAAATAATGATCTACTTGCTTGGTATACTTGCTTCTCTACTGGAATAAATCCAAACTCGTGATAACGTCCTAGGCTCTCTGCCATGTTATCTAAGTTAGGTAATAATTCTTCACCATCAATAATAAATCCTTGACTTAAGAATTTGCCTTCCCAGTTTGCTGTTCGTTGTCCTTTAAGTTTAATACGTTTGTGTCGTTGATTAAACGTGTCATTAAAAATAACATCACTAAAGTTTGTTTCGTTATCAAATACCAATGCATGTTCAATCTCTTTAGTAAACAACATTAAACTATAAATTTGGCTTCCAGTTGGTGGACTTACTTCTATGTAATCATTTTCTCTAAGAATAGTACAATGCGTAGGATCTATTCCTTCGCCTATTTGATCTAGTATTGCAAACTGCTCTCTGTCTGTTCTATTAATTTTTGCAATGAATCCTCTAGGAGCAATAAACTTAACATTGCCGGCTAGTGGAGATAGTTCAATAGTGTTACCTATTTGCCATACGCCAGTTGTCCAGAACAAAAATTGTTTTGCACTATAGGCCCAATCTTTAACAGCGGCAATGTCGCTGTCAAACTGGCTAAAATCAAAACCTTGACTGGCTTGGAATCTACCTAAGTTAATCATTAGATCAACAACTTCTTGTACTGTTGTGTACTCAGTTTCATATGGAATACGTTTTATTACTTCAGTTGAATCTAAATACTGTACTGCTGTTGCAGAATCAATCTGAGGTAGTTTAGCAAGCCTTTGCCATAACTTAGTATCAAATATTGTACCTGATGTTATACTTAACGGTGCTTGATAAAAATTATTTCTATATTGTACAATATTGCCAGTGCTGTAAGTTACACCTTGTTTCCATACAGAAAATGTTTCAGGATCTCCGCCAACTTCTATTCTCAGAGATTTTCCTGTTTTAATACCTTCTATTACTTCAAAGTATCCTCTGTTCTTATCAAATCCTCTAACTCTATATCCAGTTGAAGTTTGTTCAACAACAACACCTGAGTAGAAGTTTCTTGACTTGTAGTTACTACTATGCAATGTTGTTGTAATATTTTCTTTAGGAATAATTAAACTTGTAGCATTACCGGAATTACTATATTGGTCTGTTCTTGCAGAAAGTGTGTCTTTGTCAATAAAGCCACTCATTCTATGTGCAAGTTTAACATTAAGTGAACGCAACGGTGTAGCAAAGTTTAGTGTAGTATCTAACCCTTGGAACTTTAACCAACTATTAATAAACTGCGTGTAACCAATGTTAGTGTGCATTTTACCAGTAGTTTTATTTACATCACCGTGAATTTTAAAATCTGTTGTGTTTAAGAACTTCCAACGTTTATTAGTATTTTTACTTAAGAACTGTGTATTGTTAACTGCTGGTCTTGACAACGTTGTAGGGTCTGAGAATACAGTTGCAAAACGACCTGGCTTAGCTAATAGTAATGCTTCTGCTAAGGCAAACGGATATGTTGAACTGTACTTAAATGCATTTTCTACTGGTGCGCCATCACCAAATTTCCATACACCGTCTAAGCCTGTGCCTTTTGCTAATGTAGTAGATTTAGTACTTGTTAATGCCGCTGTTGCTGATGAATTAGTTTTGCCAGAAAATGTGCTGTTGTCTTTACCAGAAACAGATACTGTTACTTTAGCTCTAACACCGCCGCCACCTGTTATTGTTGCTGTTGCATAAGTATAACCAGAACCAGGAGTTGTTACGGTCACACTTGTTAATTTTTTATTTGTAATTACTGCTGTAGCCGCCGCGTTGTTACCGTCTCCTGTTATTACTACACTTGGTGCAGAAGTATATAATCCACCTTTATCTGTAACATTTATTGAAGTTACAGCACCTACTTGTTCTGAAACACTTCTGTACTCTCCTTTCCATCTATCTGTACTAATAATACCGCCACCTACATGATAAGGGAAAGCAGGTGTGCCGTCAGCATTGATGGTTGCTACATAGTGATAAATTGGTGTTGCACTATCCGGTGTTACAGCTAATCTCATGTTGTAGCTAGTTGTATATCCACTAGAACCGGCACTTGCACTTATTTTAAAGTCTTTTATATATTGTCCAGTTGGCTTTCCGCCTGGTCCAGTTGTTTCGTCTGCGTTGCCAGTTCCCCTTGCTCTTGTATCTAATTCCCAACCGCTTTTTATTCTAACAATACTACTTGTATTGTCTGATGCATCACTATAACCATATGGTCCGTAAATTGGTAAACCATCAAATGCCCAACCCACAATAGGTGAAGCAGAGTCTGTTGCCCATGCTGTTAAGCCAATTACTTCTGGTGTTATAGTGTAATGTGTTTTTACACCAGCCGTTGTAATAGTAGAATTGCCTAAGCCACTCTCTTGTCCTTTGTTATAAATCCATGTTGCTGTGTCGTACGTCTTATTGTTGTCCCACCACTTGCCACTGTCTAGACTCATTAACGGATCACCGTTAACTAGTACACCAACGGCGCCTGCTTTTGTTTGACTAGATGCATTCCAAGATGATGAATCATTTAATTGTGTTAATCTAGGAAAAGCAAATGTTGTTTTTTGCTCTGTAGTTTTACTAGTTGTAGTAGGTAAGTTATTACTTTCAACATACAATTTGTTATTATCTGTACTAACACTAATACCATCTAATGCTCTAAAACTACCTGTTCTAAACGCAAACAAACTGTCTGCTGTTCCTGTAGTGTTAGCCCAGTCTACTGTAATAGACGAACTATCTGTTGTTTTAATTCTGTAAGGGCTTATAAGTTTAGCACTAGAATCTATAGGTAAAACTTTACTTAACCCAATACGTCTGTATGGATTATTAACTGTATAACTAGTTGTGTTTTTTCTAGGTCCTTGTCTAATAATACCTTGTTCTAAGTCAGCCCACAGTACTATATTAGTTGAGCCATAATTAATAGACGGGGTACTTTTACTAACATCGGTATCAGCATACACATAATATTGTGCATCAAACCATAACGGCTTTTCTGTAAAGCCTAGCATTTCCCACGGATGAGTGTTAGGTCTTACTGTATCGTAATAGTACTCGTAAAATCCTCTCCAATGTCCTGGTAAGTCTGTTGAGCTATAGTTCCATGTCCATTCATCAGTAGAATCATAAAATTCATTTACAACTGGATCTAGTTTGTTGCTAATATTCCATGCTGAGAAGTAATGTCTTAATAAATCGTGAAACTCGTTGTGAGTATATCCGTTAGTTCTAAATGCACCACATCTTATATCTATACTGTTGTACGCTGGTAGACTGTTAGCTGTTCTAAATTCTGCTTTTGCAGAGTTGTAAATTCTAGTTTCAAATTCTAAAAGAATATCGTCTCTAAAATCACCAAATGCTTTTTGTCTACTTCCGTCATGTCCTATTAGTGTTGATATGCTCGTTTTAAAACTTGTATCTGTTGCTATTATTGGTTGGTGTAAAGGTAGTATACCCATTGTACTTGGAGTCGGTGGGCACTGAGCACTATCTCTTTCTGCGTTATACAGTTTAGTACATAGTGTGTCGCCTGCTGTTACTGTAGTTACTAATGTTATTTCTATTGGGTTATAACTTGAAATAGTATAATCTTTTTCAACAGTTAATAATTTATTATTTAAGTATACTAGCAGACTGTTCTCAATTAAGTCTAAGTCTAAATACTTAGTTAATGTGTAAGCAGTTGTACCTAGTGTAATAATAAAGTCTTGTTTAGTATAGTTGTCTCCAAAAGGCAAGATATATGTTTTACTGAATACATCTTTGCCAATCTTAAAACTGGTAACGTTTCTTAATACTTGCTCGAGAATATATTCATTGGACAAACCTGTTACAGATTTATCTGAGTAATATTTTTCTATCTCATGTCTTACGCGATTTTTAAATTTAACATATTCATTTGCATTAAATCTTAATGCATCAACTAAGTTGCCTGGCTGGTCGTCAAGTAGAAATGCGCCAAGCAAAATGTCTTGATTGGTTTGCACTATATTGTTTTCAATACCAGCAACTTTAGGACCGTCTTGGTAGTTGTTACTACCTAATGATTTTCCTGTAAACCCTTCTTGTCCTTCAATATGATCTTTAAATTGTCCTGTGTACTCTGGTGCACTAATATATGTTATGTCAGTATTCTTAGTGTTATGTCCCCAACTTAATGGTATTTCGTATTTACTAATACCAGTTGTGCTAACTAATCCTTTGTCTGAGTACGCACTAATTTCTATAAAGTCACCTGCTTTAAAAGTTCTTGTTGATGCAAATCTTATAAAACCTTCTCTGTTTACTTCACCGTATGTGAAATCAGTAACTGCTACTGCATTTACTTTTATAATAATGTCGTATCCGCTAACTGTTGATGTCATTGTATTTGGGTAGCAACCTATCCAAAATTCGTCTGTTACAAGATCAACATTAACTTGAGTATAATCGTATGTTGTAATAATTCTTTGTTGCGTAGGATTATCAACAGTTTTCCATGCGTTGTGATATTCAGGAGCGTCTTTATCTAGTTTGTAATAATAATATCCCTTGATACTTGATGCACTAGTTGTTGTTGCAGATTGATTATATTCTGCTGTTAGTGAACCGTCGTATGTACCGTGGTAGTAAGTTGTGCCTAAAACCAGTCCGTTTGGCATATAAAAGTTTTGGCCAAAGAACACATGCAGATGTGAGGTACCGTTACCTCCATCATGTGTATTTGATTTAGCTTCTGTGGCATATAACGGGTAATGTCCGTCGATTGCAAACGGTCCTGCTGTGTTACCTGCCCCAACGAAATTTACAGTTGCCATTAGTACGAGCCTCCTGTTGTACTTGTACTAGTATTTATCGTTGTAGAATTCGTGGTATTTTCAGATGAAGTTAGTGTTCCATTGTAGTTTCCATGGAAGTATGTTGTGCCTAAAACCAGTCCGTTTGGCATGTAAAATGTCTTTCCGAAGAATACATGTTCATGCGTTGTGCTGTCGCCAGCCGCCTGTGCTAGTGCTTCTTTTGAGTATAAAGGATAGTAACCATTTATAGAATATGGACCGCCTGTATTTGATGCGCCTAGTGTTACGCCTGTTGAAGTATTAGTACCGTATGGCGTATAACTAAAACTTTCAGTTTCAATAAAGTTTTCAAAAAGTATTTCGCTTTGTGCATTGTATTGTTTGTACACTAAATATGTTCCTAATTGTGGATCAACTGTTGTACTTTTACTGATGTTTGTTGAATCAGTAATTGGCACATCTTCAGCATAGCCAAATATTTTGCTACCGTTAAATGTTGAAGTAGGATATACCGCAATATCATCTAGTGCATTTCCATCACTGCTATATAAATTGAATAACGGTGCTTGGTTGTTTACTATTTTTTCTTGACATAATTGCCATTGCAACCCTGTCCATTTAAATTCTTTGCCTAAGTATGTTTCGCCACCTACAACAGAAACTGTTTGATTTGTTGATGCTATTAACGGCTTAAATATTGCAGACCCTTCTATAGCGCCAGATGGATTAGTGTCCGGGTCACCTAGTTGTTCTAGCCTGTATTGAGAATCTAGATAATAACCAGTACCACCGTTTGTCATAGTAACACCTGTTACTGCTCCACTGCTAACTGTTGCTGTCGCTGTTGCTCCAGTACCGTATGTGTCTGTTATTGTAATAACTGAACTACCAGTGTAACCTGTTCCGCCTGCTGTAACTGTTATTGCACTCATACTACTTGTTCTACCTTGGCCTGATAACGTAACACTAAATGTTGCGCCTGTACCTATGGATGCTGTTACTACCGGCTTCATTGCTACTTTAGTTAACTTGTATACATATTTTGCAATTTCTTTTGTTTCATTGATAAAAATTAAACTGCTATAGTTTAGTTTGTTTAATCCATCTATTAATGTTGTTTTTGGTGAACCATCTAATTCTTTGTATGTAACATTATATGCCACTGCATCTATATCTGCAATAGACTTAAGAGTGCCGTGATTGTATAATTCTAAATCTTTATCAAATTCTATGACTGGTCTAGAAGCTCTAAACTTCCTGCTAGGCAAAGAGTCACTGGCGTCTAAAAAGTTATTTCTGTGATACCAAAAGTTTATTCTACTCCATACATTATTATTTAATGCATTTCTTTCTTGCACAATATAATCCATTGGTGCCCTATCTGCCACTTGTACTGTAAATTTTAATGCACTATAATTAGCATGTGCTTTAATTTCAGTAACAAGTTCAACAATGTTTCTTGGTTGAGTAGTTGCATGATTCAATGTAATAGTTGTTGTACCGTCACTTAATATTGTTGCACCGTTGTATCTGTTTAATGTACCAACGATGATTGTTTTAATTTCTTTTTGCAATGCTGGTGCATTTGCTCCAGCAATATAAGTTAATGGAATACTAACGTCTGTTGTAATTGCATCACCTGTTTGTGCCGCTGTGTATGTTACTATATCTGTAACTGTACCAGCAATTTTCCAAACTAAGTCAATATTTTTACTTGTATACATAGTTGACGTATACCTAGCACTTAGGTTAACTATTTTTTTAGTTAATGTAATAGCTGATCCGACGCCTTGTACAACATATTCAATGTTGTGCTTTGTTGCTGGAGCTACATAGTCTCCTGAGAATGTAACAACCATACCGTTACGGAATGCTTTACCGCTAGTAGGTGTAAATTCTTTCTTGCCAACAATATCTGTATCAACATCTATATAATTTGTTACAGTACCGGTAACTACAATTGCAGTAGGACCGTACGGATACCAATAGTACTCTTGATAGTTTATAAACTTATCAATGTTAATTGGAGGTAAAAATGATGAGTACTTTTCTGAAAAAATCTTGTTATGGTTAAGTGTATTAACTCCGTATGTTTGCAGAGTATCTACAAGCTCGTCGTAAAAGAATAAGTTTTCACTTTTTCCTGTGGTTGTATTAATTGTATTAACTGCTGGGCTTAGTCCGTAAAACTTTTTAACTGTTGTTGGCTCAGCAAGAAACTTTCCAGCAACATTAACATCGTCACTGCTTGGAGAGCCAATATAGCCTTGTATAGAATCAACATTTGATTTACTAAATAATTGTTCTACTGTACTCTCAAAAAAGTTCTTAATAGCAGTCGTTTGGAGGACTGCTGGCAACTTTTGATACACTTTCTTTTCAGACATTTACTATGATCCTAATGTTTGGTTATCTAATCTACTTACAATTTCTATATCGCTAACTGTAGCGGTGCTTATGAATAGTTCGTTTGGCTCTGCTTTAACTTGGAACATCTCGCCAAATTTTCCTGTACTAGTTTTAGGTAATATAACAATACTACCTATGTTACTACCTAGTTGCTGATGAATGTATGAGCTTAATTCAGTAAAGTAAAAAGACTCACCAAATTCCCAATTAGTTACAGCAAAATATATATTAATAGCATTAATAACCTTAGCTTTTAGTTCGTTGTCGCTAATTTGATCCGACAACTTAATTACTTTAAACTTCGCTTGGCATACTGCATCTGCAGAAGAACCAAACAATAATTTAAACTTGGCACTACGATACACTAATGTATCACTCGCACTCTTATAAGAATCGAGAATTGCAAACTCAGATGATAATTCGTCGCTTGTAGGTTCTAGCGGGAAAGTACCAATTTGTCTTGCTTGCCATTCTAAAACGTCTGTGTAATAACTTGTAGTTAATACTACCATCTCAACAACATTACTAATACTTGGATCAATTCTAACATCACTTGGTGCTACATGGTTCCATCGTATTGTTCCTGGTGCTATAAAAGGAGCATCACTATTCTGTGTTTTACCTCTACCGTTTTTAACAAAGTAGTCAGTAGTTAAATTTAACTTAACTTGCGTTAATGATGTACTTAGCGGAGTTAATTGATATGTTTTCATATCGTCTGCTGTTGTAACAATTAAACCTTTTGTGTTAACTAAATCTTCAAACTGTGTGGCAACTGTTTTGTTTTTAACAACTATCCACTGAGAACTGCTCAACGATACATCTTTTCTATATGATGTAGGCGATACAGTATCTCTGGCATCGTTAATTAATAATGTATCTTCACGCCTAAAATCTCTAATAACGCCTGTGTACGGCTTATCGTATTTGTATCCATCAAAGTCTGTGTAATATGAAAAGAACACATAATCTGTTGCGTCAACATATTCTAAGAACTGTATTGGTCTATCTGGTACTAAGTCGTTGTCAGTATCTAACGGAGCAACAATAACTTTTCTGTTATCAGTATAACCGTCTGATTCTTTAAAACTGTCCACTACTTCCCATTCAATAGGCTTATCTAATTTCTCTCTGCTGTTTTCGTAATGAACAACAATTTTATCTCTATAAGGCGGATTAGCAGTATCATCTCTGGAATAATGATAATCGCCATTTTGTACTCTTGCGTATTCTAGTTTACCTACGCCTGTAACAGTATCGTATGATTTTAAATGCAATCTACCGAGGTCCGGTGTGCTGTCAACTGCTGAGCCGTCTGCTCCCCATGACTTAACTGTTTCTGTTGCTCCTGCACCTGTGCCTGCAACTCCGTTAGCAGTAACAACTTGAGCTCTTGATTTGAAAATCTTTTCTGTTCCAGCTGATCCTTCATTAGGTACTTGTCTATAAACCATGTATGGGATAGATTCTGTAGTATCCACAAATTTTATACCGAATGTAGTATCGTTAAATGGTATATCAATTTTGCTAGGTAAACTTTGTATAGTTCCGATATTGTTTGCAATAACTACATTAGTTTCAGAAGTAATACCACCTACTTGATGGTAAGTATTTAGTGTTACTATTGCTTCGTCAACATATTTATTATTAACAACTTGGTCAGCAACATTTGTTCCGTAAGTTTTAAGTATACCAAAGTTACTAACCCACTGGGTGTCAACGTCAGTTGCCTTTGTATCTCTAGTTCTTAATGGTAAGTTTATTGCTAAGCCTATTGGTGTTATAGCAATACCATGTTCTGTATTGGTCCATTGCGTTCCACTCCATTCGAATGTTTCCGATGTGCCTGGCTTAGTATTTGTGCTGGTAATAATAACTGTATCTTTATTACTTTTATTATCACTGCCTAAAGTTTTTACCGATTTAACGTTGTAAAACTTAAGGTCTGCCTCACTTTGTACAACGTATTCTGCTCCACGTATCGTCATTTTATACTTATAGTTATTAATATCAATAGCACTATATTCCATTAGTATAACCCAACTGTTTGGGCCTGCTTGTACAGAATTTAAACTATAACTGCCTGTTTTACTTGCTGTTGTAAGCTCTGTGCTAGGTATTTTATACCAAGTATCAGTTTGTAAGTTATAACCTATTCCGAATGTTTCTCTGTTCTTTATGGCTGTTTCGAAGCCAGAAGCTCCACCAATTTCTGCTGTGCTAAATAGTTTTCTCATTGAAACAATAACTTCACGCACTTCCCATGATGAGTTAACTTCTTCACTTAATGTAATTGGCCCTATGCTGGTACTTAGTCCTGCACTTAAGGCTCCACGGTTTTCTATGTTAACAATTCTTACCCACTTATAGCCTGCTAAATCAGATGGGTTAACAAATTTTAAGAAAGTGTTTTCTTTAAACATTGATGTTTTTGCTAAAGTGTTAACTAATACGTTTCTATTACCATCAGTAAATTGTTCACTGATATAACCAGTCTTACTTGTTTCTGTTAACGGTAATGCATTCCATAATACAGCATCATGTGCCGTGTACCTAAAGTTTGCATAAGCTCCGCCTGTAGCAGTATTTGTCCAAACGTTTCTCATTTTATAATAAACAAAGTTATTAACTTTTCTATCTTTTAATGCGGCAGGGATAACACTAGCAACAACTTCTAGAGCTGTTGTGGCGTCATTAACTGTAATTTCTTGTTTATAGTTACTGTTGTTAGCATAAACAAATGCATCATCGGCAAATGTGTCAATGTTATGATATGTACCAGTTGGGTCATTTATATCAATATAACGACTATGGCCTGAATGCGTTCTGTTTATTGCTTTAATTTTTGTTACATTACTACTTTGTGTTTCTGGAAATACATTGTAGTCTTGAGCACTAACCATTCTATTCTGCGTGTAAAATGTTTTAGGAGCTCTATCTTTAATGGCCGCCAAACTTTCTGCAGGACTACTGTTACCTACAGCGTATTGTAAACTGTAAGTTAACGATAAGTTATATTTCTTACCTGCTTCGTTTGTATAAGGTACTGATATTGATAGCCCTCTTGCTTCTTCTGGATCCATAGTGTATCTCGAAGGATCACTAGTTCTGTACCATAGTCTGTAAATTCCTGTAGGCACGTTTCCAAATTCACCGTCTGGGAAACGTAATCTTATTCCGTTGCTGTCGCCTATGTTTTCTACAGAGTATAAATTTCTTGAGTCTAAACTTTTACTGTTATAGTTTAGAGTTTGTCCAACTGTGTTAGGAATTTTCTCCCACTTAGACAACACTTGACCGCCTGTGTTTACTTCTTGTAAGTACACATCTGATTCGTTAATATTTTCAATTAGCACATCTTGTGTTCTACTTTCAACTGGTGTTGTAAAATTGTAGTCTGTAAATGCCAACGATCCTTGTCTAAACATAACAAAGAACCCTGTGTTGCTACTGCTTGTTCCTTTGCCATCATTTCTATAAATTAGATTAAACAAGTTTGTCGGATCTGGGTGCCTTTCATAAAAATGACTGTTGTCCTTAAAATCTGGATTAACAATATTAAACTGTTTAGTTGCCCCATTAATGTTTACAGAGTTATTATATGTTATAGGAGAGTTGAAAGGTGTATTAAGTTGATACAACTCTGTGTTAATGCTGTTAACTGTTCCTGTTTTAATAGGAGATGAGAATCTATTAGTGCTACTCATTGCAGAGTTCAGTACTGTAATAAACTGTTCATAGTTGTCTGAGTTATTTACATCATCCCAGAGGATTGTTTTATTCATTAAATTAACGCCTAAACTGTCTGTAAGAGGCTCTGTTGTTTTTACACCTGTAAGTTTCATTACTCCACTGGCAGGAATGTTTCTTTTAGGATTGTAACCTAGCATTCTTGCAAGTTTAAACACTGAGTCTTTTCGTTCTGCTGTCTCTAAGAAGTTTTCTCTAGTGTTCACGTCCATTCTGAATGCTAATGACTGCGACAGGTATGCCAGCAATTCTATAATTGCTATAAATTCTGAGCTCTCAATATAGTCGTTAAAGTTTTCTGGGAAATTTGTTTTAACGTAGTCGACCATTGCACCACGCATGGTGTCAAAGTCGTATGCTTGATAATCTACCTGACTGTATGCCTTGTAAGCAATTTTCCAATCTTCTGCGGCAAATAAATTGTTTTGTCTACTTTTAGCCATTAACTAATACCTTCATTTATTTGTTGAGTATAAGTTAGGTATAATGTTTCAACGGAACCAAACGGTATCACGTCTATTATAACTTCGGCACTTATAGAGTTATCCAATACAAGCACTTTTACTTCTTTCTCACCGACCCTTGGGTCTTTTTTTAATATTCTTTGTATATCTTCCTTGGCAAGTTTTTCAACGTTACTATCTGCTGGGTCCATTAATAAGTCCCAAATAATACACCCAAAGTTTGGTCTCATTGCCCGTTCACCCTTTTTAGTGTATAGCTCGTTTTGTAAATCACGGAGTACTGTATCGGCACCAGTTGTAGTAAATGGTGCTTTAGTTTTACCTATTGTATTAAATCCGATTAATCTAGCCATACTGTTATTTATCAGAATCATTATAACAAGTTTTAATTTACCAAAAAGGGTAGCAACCTGTATGTAATATGCTTAAATACAAGTAAGCACATTCTTGTGTGAAACAAACGATATACATTATCGTTCCATGTAAACCCACGTGCAAGGGGATATGAATGCGTCATCTTTCAAACGTGTTTAATGAGATTTGGGCAGTAGCAGAAGAGCGTAACCGATCAGGCAATCGTTTTATTAAGATTTACGAATCTAAAAAGCGATATGTTACGTTTGGGATTTATGATTCCAGGACAAAGCGTTATTGTATGTTTAATACAATAAACCTTGTTGGTAACTTTCGGTATAACTCAAAGGTTGTGCCGCCAGAATTCTCAGAAATGAGACATTTGGTTAACTCTTAGAAGTGAGGGCAGTTCGTCTGCCCTTGTTTCTCCTTCCTTTTTATCGTTTAAGTGTAAATAGTACTATGCAACAAAACCATGAAATGACCGAAGCAGAACTTTATAGGAAAGCTGTAATTAATCTTGAAGGACGGTGTAAGGCACTAGAACAAGAGGTTAAAACAGAGAATTCGTTAAAATATACTGCATATAAAAGGATTGCTGATTTAACTGCGGAACTTAATTTACTAAAAAGTAAGACTAGTTAAGCAGGTCCATCTTCGGACGTCTTTTTAACGTAAAATTCTTCACGTTTTGCCTTGAGCATGTCTGCCAACACGCTCCACGGTACCCCACCTTCGGGTAAATCACCTAAGTTTATATCCATTTCATCCGGTGATTGAAACAACTGAGACTCGTATAGCCTTTGTGCTACAAGTACAGGGTCTATTGTGCCGCCTGGCTTGTCTAATACCCATTTCTGCATTTCTCTTGCTACGTTTTTATGTTGATCTGTATCATTTAACATAGTTGCAACTCTACTGCCAGCAAATACTTCTGGGCTAATGCTGTTAGCAAAACTAGTAATAGCAAGTTTACCATGATCATGCAGTGGTACTTTTAAATCGCCTGATATAGTATTGTATGTGTTGTTAAGGTCAGCAACTAGTCCTAATGTTGCTCCTACAGGGCCTATGCCTCCACTAAAGTCAACAAGTTTATTACCGAATGCGTCTTCAAAAATCATTTCGCCATCAACTGGCATAGATATACCGTGTGATGCTAAAATGTTTTTTAAGTCTTGTGCGTCTTTAGCCATTGCAACAGCATCGTTAATTAGCCCTTGCATTTCTCCCATCTGGCCTTTTAATAATTCTAAGTCGAATCCAAGTTTGTCTAAACCGAACTGATTGAGTTGTGCCTGTAACGCAGATAGTTCTTTCTTCAAGCCTATTATTTTCTCCATTAATGCATTTGATGTTGGGAATCTAATAGGAGGTAATGCGGCTTTTATACCAGCAATTAATCCACCGAGGCCCATTATTTCTAATAATTTGGTTTCATTCATTGTAGTGAAATTGTTAAATATTCCGCTCATTTTGTCGTATACTGGCGTGCCTTCTAATGCCGACAATGCCGTTCCTATAGGATCTTTTGCGGCATCCATTACTGCTTGGGCGCCACTTAGTGCTTCTTTGCCAGCGGCTGTTGTGGCATCAAGGGCATCGTTAACTCCAGTAATTACATTTCCATCTTTGTCTTTATAACTGGTTCCTACATTAGAACCTTCTGGTGTCTGCACAGTATCTGGTTGTTTCTGATCTGATGTACTTGCCCCTTCAGGTAACTTTTCTGTAATGGTCGGGTCTGCTGATGCCTTTTTATTTGACTCCGCTATAGGGTCAGCATTATAATGTGCCATATACGGCTCTTTTGTAAGCATTGCTGTTACAATAGAGTCTATTTGGTCTACTTTGCCTGTTCTTTCGCCTGCTGTTGGTGCCATTGCCTCTGGCGTATCGTTTTCTTCTTGGGAATCCTCTGTCGGCTGTTTAGCTGGTTTATTTTTTGGGTCTTTCCACTCTGGTGGCTTAACTGCCGCATCTTTAAATTTGTTTGTTCCTATTTGAGGAGCCACTGTAGCAACTACTGCCGGGATAGGTAGCATTGCTGGCGCACTATTTAACTGTACTGTAGCACCTACAATTGCTGTTATGGCTGGCGACACAATAGTTGAACCTAATAGACCACTTGCCATAAATGCGCCTGTGTTTGCCATTAGTGATATTCCGGAGCCCCAAGGTGCGGCCACTCCTGCTGTAAATACATCAAACTTGGCACCACTGTTTGCAATCCTTCCTGCGGCACTAAAGTCTATGTCGCCGCCTACAGCAGTTAGTTGTGCTCCTCTCTGGCCTAATGCAGACCATTCTCCTGCCGCTTCAAATCTTATATTACCACCTACTCCCATTGGTGGTAAACCTAAGGCTCCTAGAGCAGGTATTCCTGCATAGTCACCATCAGCCTTTCTATCGCCTGCGGCTTTTACATGTACATTTTGTCCAGCTTCTATGTTAATATTCTTATCTGCTCTGAGATTTAAGTTACCTTCTGATCTCATGTTAATTGAGCCTTCACTAAATAAATTTATGTCTCCATTTGATGCTAACTCAAACCATGCGTTACCACGGTTGTTAATCATGTATATCGATCCAGTTGTGTCGTCCATTAAGATCTGATTGCCACCTTTTGAACGCAACCTAATCAATGAATTTGTTGGATGGTCGTCCATTACAAAACTGTGTCCACCTAATCTTAACTTATCATTTTCTGGATCTCTAGGACCAGGTGTTAAAAAGCCAAATACTTGGCTAGGTGCTTCTCTTCTTGCACCGCTGGTTCCTGCCCCTCTTAACGGATCGTTAATTAGTCCTTGTAATACTATTCCTTTTGCTATACTAGTATGAACCGGTCTAACAGCATCATTATGTGTTTGTTTTTCATCTCTGGCATTTTTTTCTTTAACAGGCATCATTATGCTAGGGTCAGTATAATTTAGCCCACTAGGATTGCCAGGTACCATGTGTTGCATCCTATCTGGATACAAGCAACTTAGTATAAATCCTCTTTTTGGATTCCCGTTAGCAAATGCTACTAAGACTAAGTTACCAACGTCAGGTGGCATCATCCACATGCCGTAGCTAGTTCGAGTTTGTGACGATGAAGAGATGTCTGTGCCTGTGCCGTCCATTTCTGTTGCACCTGCAAAAGGCGAAGTAAATTGTACATTAAAATGAGAAGTTGTCTTATCTTTCTCCCCGTCTAATGCTTCTATGAAGACTCGTACCCTCCCTGCTCTAGTATAATCTTTTGAGTCAACAACTTGACCCACATATACATTACTCAATTGTTTCTTACTTAGTGCCTGATAAGCCTCATCGTCTCTAGAGTCTTTAGTAAATCGTGTTTTGTTTACATCAACCATTATTATCTGCCTCTGGATCTTCTGTAGTTATAGACGAGCCATCTTCTGCTGTGTCTTTGCGTCGTGAGTCTGATTCGGCTTTTAATTTTGCCGCTTGTCTTTTAGCTTCAAGTTCCGCTAGTTTGGCTGGATTGGTTGGTATAATTCTCTGTGCTTGAATATCCACTGTAAATTGTCCACCTGAAAAGTTATTAGTACATTTAATCAATCTATAAATTCCACCAAAAGTTCTTGACTCGCCATCACCGGACCAGTAACCACTATTTATTTCACTGTCTTCATCTCGCCAATCCATATCGAATGTCTTAGGCGAACGTATACTTAAATAAAAATGATTGTCGTTTTTTCGAAAGTTAGCAAATTCACTATTTGACGGTTCAAGCGTGTCTGTGCCTAAATACCAAGGGTCGCCTCTTAATGACATATCTAAATTTATTAGGAATCCTATATCGTTTGAGTGCTGACTTGCAATAACACCGAATAAACTATTTTGTAAACTACCTTTCTTAATAGTTCCTGATTGGTTGGCGGTTTCTGCTTGCATAACAGACGTTATAATTCTAGGCTTAAGACCTTCAAAGCCAGCTGTTTTTCTTTGCTCTTCGTTTAGTTGTAAGTAGCCTAATGCAGAAATTTCGTCTGCAGTTAGAGGTGTTTCTAATGAATTAACTAAGTCAACTGCGTAATTGACTCCTGATAACTCCAGAGCACTATCTACGTCAAACGACTCCACTGCAACAGAAGAGTTAATCTTGTTATTTGCGAGTAATTTTTTGGTCTGGTCCGATTGTTGTATTGCATCTTCTAATGCTGTTCTGGCAAGGGCGTTCTTACCTTCTATAGCATCTTTTATAGTGTTGTCATCTAGTCCTGACATATCTGATAATGACTGCATAAATCCACTAGCGGCATTCTTGCCGTCTTGAACTTGCCCTGCTAGTGCTGTGATATCATCTAGAAAACTAGAAAATTGATCTGCTAGGTTTGCCTCTTCTGTTTTATTAGTAACAGCTTTAATAACACCTTCTGCAGTCACGTCTGTCCTAAGCCCAACTGAGCCTGCTATTAGACTTTGTGCATCGGCGCCTGCGCCAATGGCTCCGCCTTTTGGTGGGACTAAGAGTGCAATACCTGTGTCATACTTGATATCGAGATTTAAGATTTGGTCGTTTAGGCCCGAAAACAAGTAATGGTATGATTTTTTAATTCCGCCAGTATCAATTATCTCTTGTGTCCTTTGGACATATTCTTCTTCTGTTATAATAGCTTCTTTATGATCTACTATAATATCATTTCTTGAACTTTTATATAGTGTAGGTATGTATGTAATTTTGTATGCATACGCACTTCTTATTGTATCGTACTTTAATTGCTTTACTTTTGCATCCATTTTATACCAAGTAACGAATGCGGCTTTTGATGTTACTTCGGATTCTGGGTCGTCTATAGCTACTTTTCTTGATATTTTTGTGTAAAATTCGTCGTTCATGGCTAACAATATGCCTAAATATTTTTCTATAGTCATGCCTTTTGTTGCTTTTATATTGTCGCCGTCTATAAGTTTTTCTTGTTCCTTGACAGCGTCTTCGGGCTCTTCAGCAATAGCTTTACCGTGTTCAACAGCATCGCCAATGGCAAAAGACATGTTTAGCTGTCTGTTAATATCTTCTACTTTAGGGTCGGTATTAGTAAACACTTTCTCGTCGAGAATTGCTGTGTCACTCTCAGTAGTTGTTGTGATTAATTGACTTAGGTCAAACTCAAATTCGTCCGGCACAGAATTAGTTGCTGAATCTTTGTGGTAAGCATTTAATTGGTCTGTTAACGAGGTTAAATGCTCTGTTATAGTTGAGCCTGATGTATTAATAGGAGTAGGTAATTTAAATAACGGATAAGTGTAAGCATAGGTTGACATAGGCTTAGTTTCAATATTATACACACTTCCGCCAGCGTTAATTTCTGCTGTAGCTCTAGTAAGGTGTAATTTCCATCTATAAGGTCGGGTTATTATTGACGGCTTTCCACTTTCTTCATTATCCTCAGGTGAATCCGAAGTCTTGCCATCGGCCGAATCTACTACTTCTGCACTATATCCCTTCCACGAAATTTCTAAAAACATAATAGGCATAGAATCAGCTTCTTGTCCTAAGTATGCTCTTGCTAATTGTAATTGATCTAAAAACGTTGCGGCGCCTGGTTGAGTTATAGTAAAATTAATTCCTACTGCATTTGGACCTTCTGTTGTTTTTAAAGATTCTATAGTTAAGTCATCAATTGTTGTTGCTGTAACACCTGTTTGTGCTAATATAACTATGTCTGCTGGGCTACCTGTTAGCGACTCATCAAACGAAGCAGTACCTGAGACAGCATCTTCGGTTTTTTGTTTCGTCATCATGTACAGTTTAAGATTGTAAGTAGGTACTGCATAATTGTCGAGAACGTTCCCGTAAACTTTGCCTACATATGGGTCATCTATCTGTGGTATGTTGTCAGGCTTAAATGGTTCCATATTAACCTATGATGTTTGCTATAGTTGAGCTTGCTGGTAACTTTATAACAGTACCTGTTTTAAAATCTCCTAGTGGATCTTTTAATATATCCGGATTTCTTGCGGCAAACACCCACCATAGTGCTGTTTTTTCATATAAAACGTAAGCTAATTTATCAGGTCGTTCTTCGTACTCTGCTGTTATAGTGAACGACTCATCATTGATACTTTTACCAATGCTAGGCAAGCCAGTGTTAGCGCCGAGAAATTGAGAATCTAGCATTGTTGCATTTCTTAAGAAACTGTTGTTTTTATATCTAGCCATTATACAAATCCATCCTTATATGCATCACCACTTGTAAGTCTTGCAAGATCAAACTTCCTTCTAAGTTTTTGTGGAGTGTAAGTTGCTTCCATGTTAACCATTATGTTACAACGGGTTGGTACATAGGTTGTTGTTGTTCCTATTTTTACTGGAACATAATCAACTTCTTCTGGTAATACAATGTTGTAACTTGTTACCACTACTGGTACGTCATTAAACATATGGTCACCGAGATAACTAAACAGCAACACAGGAGGAGGTGTTCCGTACATACCTGACTCAACAGCACTATCGCCGTAAAATCCTTTTCCGCATATTTTTAAAAATGTAAATACTGCTAACAAGTATCGAGCTTCGTATATATCGTTAGCAGTCCAGTCACTTGACAAAGGAAACATCGGTGGTGTGCTATTTTCAAATGTATTAATTTGATAATTCATTCCTTGTAGGTGTGCTTGGTTATAATTTGTTTGTCCTTGTACCATAAGAGTAGGTGTATACTGCCAAACTAGTCCGCCCGATTCTTCTATAGGTCTAAGCATGTAATCTTCAAAATTATCTTTTGATGATTTTGCATAAAACGTGTTCTCGCCACCTTTCTTCGGTCTTAGTCTAGCTCTCCAGTCTTTTGATTCTTTTAATGTATCATCTTCTTTAAGACTGGCCGCGATTTCTGACATCGTTTTTGCGTCTTGCAGTAGTTTTTTAATTCTCTCATTGATGTCTGCTTCTGTAAAAGCAGTATTTGGGTTGTCTGGTAATCCATAGCCTGGAAAAGCAGAGCCTAACATTCGGTCAAAGAACGTTTTTGCTGTAGGATTCAGTTTGCTACTTGCTTCAGCTATTTTGTTATTTAATAACCCATTAAAGGCATTTTTGCTTCTGTCGAATATTCCCATATATATCTCCTATAGTTGTATTTATCACAATCATTAAACGCTGTTTTAATATTTCACAATATTGGCAAATTCTTCTTGACTTTTGTTAAGTATAGTATATAATATGTGTTTACAATTGAATATCTGGAGAAATTATGGCGGCACCAAAGAAAGTTAATTACCTGAACAATAAAGATATTCTCAAAGAAATCCACAAAAGCAAGATGAGTTTTTGTTGGTTGTCTGATGAGAAATACTTCCAAAACGACATTATAGTTAATGATGTAAGTGAGGTTACTGCACAAATAGTACTTCAAGCAAAGGAAAACCAAGCATCTAGAATGCAAAGTGAAGCTTACGCAGAAGCAATGTTGGCACACGGTACAGGCGACTACAGAAACAAACCAAAGCAAAAAGAGTTTGCAATAGACCTCGACACTATATCAGATGAAGATGTAACATTTCGTGTAATGTCAATGGAGCATATCCCACTAGAGCCGGGCAGGAAGAAGAACCCACGCAACGAAGCAGAAACTAAAGCAAAAGTTAATTTTCCTCCATTTAAGCACTATGCATATCAAACTGGTGAACTTAAAGAAGTAGCGAGAAGTCACTGGGAAGGTAGTTTAAGTAATGGTGATTTCAATCCTGGTGTTGGTAGAATTACAAACAAGTTAGGAACAATGTTCTTAAAACTTGTTGAAAGGTTTAGTCACAGAGCAAACTGGCGAGGCTACACTTACGTCGACGAAATGCGTGGACAAGCACTTGTTCAGCTAAGTCAAGTAGGCTTACAGTTTAACGAAGCAAAATCGGATAATCCGTTTGCTTATTATACTGCGGCAGTTATTAATAGTTTCACAAGAGTGTTAAACTTAGAGAAAAGAAATCAGAGCATTAGAGATGATATTTTAATTGAGCAAGGGCACTTACCTAGTTACAGTAGACAAATTAAACACGAAACAGAAATGAGAATACTGCGTGAATCAATGGAGTCAGACAAGAGCGACGAAGGAGCATTTGAATAATTCATGCCCAATCTCTTTAAACATGCCGCGTGTTTTACGGATATTCACTACGGCTTAAAACAAAACAGTAGATTACACTTACAAGACTGCGAGCGATTTGTAGACTGGTTTATTGCGGAAGCAAAAGCTAGAAACTGCGAGACTTGTATTTTCTTAGGCGACTGGAATCATCAGCGAGCAAGTGTTAATGTTGCGACAATGAATGCCGCAATTAAAGACCTTAAGAAAATTAATGATGCATTCGAAACTGTTTATTTTATAACAGGTAATCACGATTTATATTATCGTGATAAGCGAGAACTTAACAGTATCGAGTATGCTAGGGATCTTTCTAACTTTGTTATGGTCGACGAACCATTTGAACAAGGAGATGTATCAATACAGCCTTGGCTAGTTGGTGATGAGTGGAAAACTCTTACTAATAGTAAAGCAAAATATATGTTTGCACATTTAGAATTGCCTTACTTTAAAATGAATGCTCTTGTAGAGATGCCAGATCATGGAGGACTCAAAGCAGAACACATTGCAGGTCCTGACTATGTGTTTAGTGGGCACTTCCACAAACGCCAGTACAAAAATAATATACATTACATCGGTAATGCGTTTCCTCATAACTATGCAGACGTCGGTGATACCGATAGAGGTGCTATGTTCTTGGAATGGGATAAAGAGCCTGTGTATGTTAACTGGACAGCATGTCCAAAGTATAAAGTGTTTACCCTTAAAGAGTTACTTGATAATCACGAAACATTACTTGACGAATATACTTACGCAAGGGTAAAACTTGATATTAGTATTAGTTACGAAGAAGCAAACTTTATTAGAGAAAAATTTGCAGAGCAATACAATGTAAGAGAACTACAACTTATGCCGATCAAGGAAGAAGAAGAGGCATACGAAGGTGGCGAAATTCAATTCGAAAGTGTTGATAAAATTGTAATTACACAATTAGAGACTATAGAATCGAACACCATTAACAGAGATAAATTAATTCAAATTTACAATGGAATAGAAACTTAGTATGTTAAAGATTAAAAACGTATCTGTTAAAAACTTTATGAGTGTTGGAGCTCAAACTCAAGCCGTAAACTTTGATAACGTTAATCTCACGTTGGTGCTTGGTCATAACTTAGACATGGGTGGCGATGGCAGTAGAAATGGTACTGGTAAGACTACTATTATTAATGCACTAAGTTATGCACTATATGGTGAAGCATTAACAAACATTAGACGTGATAATTTAATTAATAAAACAAACGGTAAAGCTATGATGGTTACTGTTGATTTTGAGATCAACAATATTAATTATAGGGTTGAACGAGGAAGACGCCCTAATATTTTACGGTTGTTTATTAACGGCACAGAACAAGAAGACCAAGAACAACAAGGCGATAGTAGGGAAACACAAAAAGACATAGAGAAAATTATTGGGTTTCCGCACTTGATGTTTAAGCATTTAATTGCGTTAAACACATACACTGAGCCGTTCTTGGGCATGAAAGCAAATGATCAACGAGCAATGATTGAACAGTTACTTGGCATTACTGAACTTAGTGAGAAAGCAGAAGTACTTAAAGAACTCACTAAAAATAGTAGAGACAGCATTAAAGAAGAAGAAATAAAAATAACTGCAATAGAGTCTAGTAACAAACGTATTGAACAAAACATAAAAGAAATCGAGAGTCGAAGCAGAGCCTGGGCAAAAACATACAAAGACAAAATAGATAGTATGACTACGTCTATTAGTACGTTGATGGAAATAGACATTGGCGTAGAGATACAAAATCATAGAAGTAATGCACTTATAGTAGAGCAGTCCTCTACTGCTAGTGCGTTAGATAAAGATAAAAAAAGATCTATTACTTCTATGGATCGAAGCAACACAACTATTACTGAGTTTGAAAATAACTTAGTAAAAGCAAAAGAAGGCGTTTGTCCTGCATGTGAACAAAGTACAGCACATTTAGATACACACGAAGAGTATACTAATGATATTGAAGACAAACTTGCTAAAGAAATAATTTATAGAGATGATTTAGTCCAGCAAATTGCTAATATCGAGTTAGCTAAAGTTGAAGTTGGTACTATCCCGGGTGTTGTCGATACATTCTATAACGACTTAGAAGGTGCGTTAGAACACAAACATAACTTAGAAACACTTGCACAACAGTTAGAAGAAAAAACAACAGATGTTAACCCGTATAACGAGCAAGTAGAAACTTTGCGTGACACTGGTATGCAGGAAGTAGACTTTGAAACTATTAACGAACTAACATTCTTAAAAGATCATCAGGAATTTTTATACAAGTTGCTTACAAGTAAAGACAGTTTTATTCGTAAACGTATTATTGATCAGAATATATCTTACTTGAATCACAGGTTAGCATACTACTTAGAGAAGTTAGGTTTACCACATGATGTTAAATTTAACAGTGACTTAACTGTTGAAATTACAGAGTACGGTAGAGACTTAGACTTTGATAATTTAAGTAGAGGAGAACGTAACAGACTTATATTAGGACTTAGTTGGGCATTCCGAGACATATATGAAAGTCTCAACCACCCAATGAACTTAATGTGTGTTGACGAGCTTATTGACAGTGGCATGGATTCTACTGGTGTTGAAAATGCGTTAGCAGTACTTAAGAAGATGAACAGAGACCAAGGTAAAAATATTCTGCTCATTTCTCACAAGGAAGAACTTGTAGGTCGTGTAAATAACGTATTAACAGTTGTTAAAGAAGGTGGATTTACTGCCTATAACACAGACACAGAATACCTTACATAATATGACATGGATTTTCGAAGGCAAGACAATTGATACCCTCCCAGAGGATTGTGAAGCATTTGTATACTTAATTACAAATACTACTGACAATAGAATGTATGTTGGTAAAAAGTTAGCCAAATTTAAAACGACCAAGCCTCCCTTAAAAGGCAAAAAGAACAAACGCCGTGGCACTAAAGAAAGTGATTGGCGTACTTATTGGGGCAGTTCGGATCACTTAAATGCTGATGTACTAAAACTAGGTGAAAACAAATTTATACGAGAAATTTTACACTTTTGTCCAAGCAGGGGAGTCGCTAGTTACCTAGAGGCTAAAGAACAGTTTGATAGGAAGGTCTTGCTATCGGACAAATACTATAATGGTATTATCAATGTTAGAGTAGGCGGTTCAAAAATCTTACGTGAAGGTCTTAAGAATCGATAACTATATATTGAACTACACACAAACATGGCACTTAACAGACACCAAGTCTAACTCTTAGAACACCGACACCAAGTCTAACTCTTAACAAACAACATATACGGTTGACGGGCCTTTTATTATTCCGTTGCGAAATCCATTCTGATGTGAGATGGTAAGCCAAGCAGTGGTTGTTATGCGATTCTTAGCACTACCCGGTTATGCCGGATGCTGAAATGTCTACCCTATGGTACGATACATTTGTTAAGTCTTAATAGTTGAAAAGTTATTGCAATACTTTGTATTTCCATCTTGAAGCGAGTTGGAATTAAAAATCGACGCAGGTTACGGTAAGGTTAGAGCCAAACAAAGTGCAAAACACAAACACCTGTCTTCGTTTACGTCCGACGCATACTCGCATGAGGTCTGAGGTTTATATATGGAGCCACTTAGGTAGGCTTCATATGACCTCGATATCTGCATGAAATCGTTTATGTTTAAAAAAAACTTTCTTACTAAAAAACTTTCAATCAAGTGAATGAGATGAGTGAAACGAATGAATGAACGTAGATTGGAAAGACACGAAGTGTCTCTTAACTTAAGACTATTATATTAGGGTTATATTTGCAAAGCTCTAAAACTATTACCTACTAGGTAGAACAAGAATTACATTTCTTCTTGATGTTTTCCAGATTTGATTTGATTGTATTTATTGATGACTTCCACAGTAACAGAACGTTCTTTAGCAGACATCATTTGAGCATCAAGCCATGATATACTCCCGCCACTATACACAGCAATTTCTATTAGGCTTTTTTCTAATACTGTAGCTTCTGAGCGGAGTCTGTTTAGGAACTCCAGAG